CGTCAATAAACACCTGGTCTGTTTCCTCTTTGTCAATAGTGAGTCTTCCATTGACTGTATACTTTTGAATGTTGTTAACACATTTTCTAATATCAGGGTAATCCTTTTTAATCAACTTAATGAAGTAGTCCCTGTTCTCTTCAGTAAGAGTAATGTGTTCATAATTAAGAATAGCACTACACCGTTTAACGACTTCTAATATAGGAGGGGTTAAGTCAAAGTTCTGACATCTGCTCTGTAATGCTGGAATGATCTTATGAATGTAATTACATGTTAGAATCCATCTCGTTGTTCTGCTATACTCTTCAATAGCATTACGAAGAGCTTTTTGAGACTCTTGCAAAAGACCATCACACTCATCTAAAATGATAACGTTAATCTTACCTTTAGATGGTCTTTCTTTTGCATATGATATAGCTTTCTTACGAATAGATTCTATATCGTTTTCATCAGATGCATTTATATAAATGTAATCACATTTTATAAGATCTTTTACGATAATCTTTGCTAAAGAAGTTTTACCGATACCTGGAGGTCCAGCAAATAAGAGATTAGGTATCTCTTCTTTTTCCTTAAATTGGTTAAACACTCGATAATTATCATCAGTTAAGATAATATCATCGAGTGTTTGTGGTCTATACTTTTCAACGAAAAGAGAATCGAACATATCATTATTTACTATCAGACGAGCCAAATCCATCAGCCCCTCTGTTAGTATCAGACACTTCGTCAGCCCATTCAATAATAGGTTGCAACAATCTATAGACAACTAATTGTGCACAACCTTTACCTTTTTCGATTACAGCGTCAGTATCGGAAAAGTTATACAACTTAACACCTAGATCACCTCTGTATTGATTATCAATAACACCAAGATGAGGTTGTAAGCCATGTTTGAAACCTAGACCAGATCGAGGTTCAATTCGAAACCAATAACCAGGGGTAATATCTGCAAGAGTAAGACCGACAGGCACAACTGCACTACCACGAGCTGGAATAGTCGTATCTTCTACAGCAAACAAATCATAACCAGAATCACCAGTCATACATTCTTCATTGTTTACTGTAGGTAGTTTTGCATCATCATGCGTCTTCTTAAACTTAACAGTCAATGCTTGTTTATCTACATTAACCCAGTTTGTATTTGATTCATATACATCACACATATCGCTCATACAATCATAATATATGTTGTACTACAAAATTAAACCATTAAATATTTGGCAATGGATGATATACCAAGTCATGATATAGGTGATTTAGTTGATCAGTTAAAGAATGCTGAAAAATATCTTAAGAAGCCAGAAAAGGCAGAAGAAGAGTTTAACTTAGATCCTGAAGAGCTTGAAAAGTTTATACTTAACAACGCTGGTAAGCTTGTAAAGAAATCAATTGAAATGGTTGATGAAGTAAAACAATATGTTGAAACTGCTCCTGAAAGTAGAGACGTATCAAGTCTGTCTGAATTAATAAATGCTTCTTCATCTGCTATAGAAACTCTTTCTAAAATATTAGTTCAGAACAAAAAAGATAAAACACAGAAAGAAGTTAAACAGATGGACATCGACGGTAAGAAGCAATTAATGCAAGGTGAGTTTAATGCTAAGATTATGCTCTCTAGAGACGATGTTATGAAAGAGTTATTTGCTAAAGTTGAAAGAGAAGAAAAAGATATTACACCGACACAGTCCCAAGAGTTGTAAGACTATCAGCTACATTTTTATAAAACCCGACTTCTTTCTTTAAGTAGTCGGTTTTCTTTTCCAACCCTTCTAAAGTAAACTCTATTGCTCCTTTTTCCTTTAATTGTAAGTTATCAGTATCATCTTGAGGGTCATACTGCTCATAAAAAGTAATTATATCATACAAGCTTCCATAAAACTCAGTTAAGTCAGCTTCAAGCTCTTCTTTAGCTACATTATATATTCTATCGTAATGATAGTAATCAGCTACTAAATTACTACCATGAGCTTCTTTACTATCTGAAAAAGGTTCAGATAATTGATACATATTATGTCTAAACAAACTAGTACAAAATCTTGACATATAACCTGTTAACAACTTAGTATTAGGTTTTAATTTATTCTCAACAGATGTAGCAAAGTTAACAGGTACTAACTGTTCAACTAAATCATCTGAAACCAAATTAAAGTCAACATCATATATAGCCAATAAAGAGTCATCAGGTAAATATTCTACATTTCTTAATAAGCCTATACTATCAGAAATTTCTTTAAACACCTGAACTTTATCTTTTAGTACTTTATTAAATCTTCTTTTTACTGGAGCTATTGAAGTTAAATATCTTTCATACCAAAACACTTTATATTGTATTTCAGAATATTTTGATATACCTCCTTTATCTAAATCAACAAATATTTCAGATTGGCTAGTAATAGGGTCTATACCTACTAATGACTTTCTCCATTCAATAAAATTATCTAATTGATTAACCCCCTGAGCTAGTAATAATCCAAAGTTAGTAGCTTTGTTATATAACTCTTTTTCATAATAGACGTTTAGGTCATATAATTTTGGGTCTATGGTTGTGTAATATTTGTAGCTCATTTAACCTCCTTTACAAATGGGTTATCAAATAAGTAAGTTTTAACCCCAATCATATTATTAGTGTAAGTGCCTTTTGAAAAATTATGATCTACTTGTACTGCAAAATAAGTACCAAAGACTTTATCATCATACTTACTTTCATTTACCCCAGCTTTTCTTTCAAAACTAAAAAACTTACCTGAACTTCTAAAAGTAAGTCCTTTCAGTTTAAGTTCGATGGCGTTATTTAAAAATATCATATTCTTTAATATTTCATTTCTACCTAATCCTAAACGCTGATCTGGTTCTGTATCATTAATAGAAAATATATTTTTATAATTTAGATTGTTTTTTCTAAATTGATTTAAGAAAGTATTGGTGAATATCTCTTTACCTGAAACAAATAAGGGATACTCATTATCTCCTTTAACAAAAAAGTTATAATACATATCCATTGTTGAGCTAATATTGTTGTTAGATAAATCTATTTGAAATTGTTTATCGTTAGTTTGATATGAATGAACAGCGGTAGTAATTAATTTTGTTTGAGTGTCTATACCACTCATGTTAAAAAAATCATAGTTATTAACCATTGAATATTCCCCAAATGTTAAATTATTAAATGGCATATTCGGAGCTCTTTTTTTAACATTTGTATCACTAGTTATACTTTCTGACCCTAAAAATATTGTTTCATTATGTAATGCTCCACCAGAAGAGCCTAATTCGTTTTGAAATATTGCATTTTGAAAATAATCTTTATAACTTATTAAAGTATATTTTTGACTATATCTGTCTTTTCTAAGTAAACAAGGATCATGCGGAGGAGCAGAAGAAGTGTGTCTTTTAGATACATAATTAATATCATCTAATACATTAAATTCTCCAGGTGAAGAATAAAAAAGAGTAGATGTACCTAAATCAAATAAATCATAATCTATTACGCTTCCATTTTGTTCAGTTCTTTCTCCTGAACCACCTACATCTAGTCCCTGTATTATAATATTTTTTAATATATCGCCTGTATATGCTCCTCTACTATCATCATCAGAATGCGCAATATCAGTACCCTCATTAGAGGAAACTATTTTTGCTGAACTAAAAAATAAATTTTTCTCTCTTAAAATTTCTAAATCTGTGTCAACTAAAGTTAATTTCTTAAATTTAATATTATCATCATTTTGAGAAACAGTATCTTCATTTTCAATAATAGCAAATGAATATACTAAAGTAGATAATGGTTTAATTTTATCTATTTCTTCTCCATTAACCAAGTCTTTAAGTTCTGGTTGTATATAAACTAATAAGAAATCTCTACAATCATTACGAAAGAAAAATTCATCTATATATGTACCGCTTCCATTTTTAGGTTGTCTTGCAAAATAATTTTCTTGCTGATCATTTTGAAGATTATAGTTACTTCTTTCAATAGCATCATCATCATTTCTTATAATACATGTACCGGTAGCTGCTAATTCATGAATATTGTCTCTAATGTTTAAAAGTTCTATAGCTTCATTAGTCAACCCTAACACTTGACCGTTACCATTATACAAATAAACATAGTACTTATATTGAACATCATCAAACCTAAAATTTAAACTAGCTTGATTTAATGTTTCATCTATAAGAGGTAACCCAGTAGTGGGTGTATTTTGAAAATTAGCCATTTTGATTTATCTGTGAAACTATTTGTTTTATATACTGTGGTTTTATATATTTTATAACCGAACCAGATTTGGGCATAATCACTGGATTAGATATTTTATTAAGTTCAGTAATACACCACCACAAAAATATACTACCGTATATATTGTAACTAATTATAGTCCAAGGTACATTTCTATCTAGTGTAAAACTATCAATATAAATATCATCAATATCTGAAGGGAAGGAAATAGAAGTTTTTAAATTATAAAAATATTCATTATTTTCAGTTTCATATAACTTAAAAATATTTTCATATCTATTATTACCTAATATAGGTAAACCATCTATATTTCTTTGATAATTACCTTCCATTATTCAAACGATTGAGTTGTTGCTTTTACTACATTATCAGTAACTGTAGCAAATAATAAATTTTTGGTGGTTGCAATCATAGGTTGTAAAGTCATTCTTATTTCATACATATCAGGTACTATAGTTTTTAGTTTAGCTGGTATGGAAACATTTTCATTTGTAGATGATATACCACCTAGATCTAAATCCATTAATCTTGTACTACCCCTATAGTTAACAACTAAACTAGATACATAACAATATGGGGCTCTTCTATTACCAGGAATAGTCACATCATATAACACTGGAGGTTCAACTATAATTTTATCTTGTCTTAAAGGTAAATTTTGGTACATTAACAATAATACAAGTTTATAATTGTTTAAAACATCTTCATAAGTAGCGGGTGATGTATTATAAAGAGGGAATACCACTTCTATTGCTGGTCCTTCTGAAGGATATTGATAGTGTTTAGCTCTTTCAATTTTTGCAGTACCTGCTTGAGAAAGCAATTTACCGGTACCGGCTACCACTTCAGTAAAACCAGTACCTGAGTTAATTAAATCTATTAAATTACCGGTAATATTTTCAACAGATTCACCAAAACTGTTGTTAATATCTAATACTCTAGTGTTAAGGTAAGGTATTTTATATTGAAAACCTGTTGGACCTACAAAGTATAATTTTTGATAAGGAAATAAAACCGATTCTAAATCAGGATTATTATACTTTCTAAAAATAGCTTGTAACGTATCAACGTTATTATTAAAAGTTGTAATACCGTTAGCTATAGCGGCTCCTGTTTGTGAAAGGAAAGATGGGGCTGGGTTAGATGGATCAGGGGGACCCGCTTCCCCTGGTGGTAGGGCATTGGGTTTTACTTTTTCTCCAAATGCTCTTAATCCTTTTTGTACATAATCTGTAGCAGAATTAAAAAAGTCAGTCAACGACTTAACTGGGGTACCTTCAAAAATAGATAAAGTGTAAAGTGCTTGAGCAATTATATTATTAACTAAAAAATATTTTTCTTTTAAGAAAATATATGGTGTTTCATCATTAACATTTCTAAATCCTTCATTTCTATATTCTTCTGCATTTCTACCCATTTTACTAGTTTTAGGAGAAATTGTCCACATATAATCATTCAATACATTTACAGTAGTAGTTAAATTATTATTGTTATCTAGATTATCTTTTAAATGATTTCTTATAACACTAAAAGGGGTAGGTAACCCACTGTAGTTAGGGTTTGGAGCTGCGGGTATAGGAGGTTCATACCCTAAACTATATAAGGAATTAGGTATAATTAGAGGTGTATATACCTCTTTATCTTTAGTTGTATTCGTACCTAAAAATGTATAACTAAGTCCCATTATTATTATTTAAGAGTTAACACCACTTCTGTAATCTTTAACATTACTAACTACGTTAAAATAGTTATTGTTAGTGGTTGAAGGAGCTAATACATTATTAGATGTATTCTTTTGCAGCATAGCGGCCATCATTTTAGTTTGTTCTGTTGTTGCTTCTAATAATTGACTAAAGTCATTTCTTAATTTTAAAAGCGGGTGATCAGGGTTAAATGATTTTTCATCATAAACAGGGTTTACTTGATTTAATAACCCACCGCGCCCCGTACCTTCAGGTATGTCAGAAGGATAAGGTATATAATTTGAATCTTCAAAAATAGGTGTAATATTTGTATCTTCGGTACCCGGAGTTAATGATTCTTTTTCAGCTTCTTCTCTTTTTTGATATTCTTCTTCTCTAATTTGTTCTAAATAACTTTGATAAGATTGATAATAATTATCTCTAATTCTTTTACCCATCTTACCTCCATGATAATATTTACCGGTTTTTAAGGCCCAAGCTTTGTAATCCATTGTTTCGATATCTGGAAATTCATTTTTTATTGTTTCTCTTAATTCAGCAGATTTTCTTTTATATTTTTCATTTAGTTCTGCATCTGTCTTTCTAGCATCTACTTCGTCTTCAACAGCTGTTATAAATAAACCAAATTCTTCAGCTAAAAGATCGGAAACTTTACCGAATAAATTTTTAGTTAAATTATAAAAAGGTAACAGTAATGTTTCTTTTAATATAGTCCAACTCATACCTCCCTGAGCTTCGTCAATAGAAGGAAATACTTCATCACCGTTTAAGAATTTTAACCCCATAACAAATGGGTCATAACTACCAAATAAACTTTCAACAAAAGGAATAAAATTAGTTAGTGAAGGGTCTTTTTGAAAATCACTATACTGTAAACCTACTTTACCGAAATAACTTTTAACGTTTTGTTGACCTTGTTTTATGTCATACATTCCTTCCCTGAATATATCGCCAAAAGATTTAAAACCAATAGGTGTGTTTTTTAAATTAGCATAATCAGCTTGAGCATCATCACTTATTGCATCTGAATTAATTAACCAATTTAAAGCATCAATACCCAATCCTATTACAGTACCTATACCAGGAAACATATAAGCAAACCCAGAAGCTATATCAAGAAGACCTTCTATAGTTTTACCTTCTTGATTTAATATTTTATCCATTCCTATACCAAGACTAAGTAAGAACCCGATCCCTGGTAATTTTTTAAATAACCAACCACCTACAGCTTTACCTCCTTTCAATATAGGGTTGAATAACGCTTTAAGAGGTTTTAAAAATGGTTGTAAAAATTTAAATCCTTTTAAAGCAGAGAAAAATTTAGTTACTTTTTCCCCTAATTTTACTTTAGTAAATAGTTTACCTACTCCTTCACTTAACATAGAGGCTATTTTTGGTATAGCACCGGTTAAACCTAACGCAGTTAAAAAAGGTTTTAAGTTAAAGAATCTTCCTAATGCAGCCCCTATTGCAGGTATACCTATAAATTTTAAAAGTGCCGGTAAAATAGGTCCTAAAAGACTACCTAACATTCCTAACAATCCAGAACCACCTCCTTTTCCGCCAGATGTTAGATTAGTTATATTATAAGTATCTTCATCTTTAAGTGCTGCAGCAGCTTTTTTAGATATATCAACTAAAGTTACCGGGGTAGGACCCTGCTTTACTTTTCTTGGATTTTTGCTAGATTGTTCTTTTTTTTCTTTTGCGTTAAATTTGCCTAATTCACCTTGATAATTTTGATGATTATTATTTTTACTTTTATCAGCAGTAGAAGTATTTTTAGCTATTTGAGTAAAAGATTTTTCTACTTTTTTCTGGAAGTCAAGTTGCTGTTTAACGAACTTGTTAAACATATCCGCAAATTGAGCAGCAAATATAGTTGACTCACCTGTCATCTATATTATTTATAGGGGAAGTTAAGAGAACAGATCGTTTGATACGTCTACAGAAACACCATCAATAGTAGTTAAATCAGTTTCTATTTGTTTTATTGATTGAATAAAAGATAATATTTTTTTAACAAAATTACCAGGTAGTTGTTCTACAAGTTCTAACTTGTCGTAATAATTCATATTACGTAAATTTACTGTAGTATCTTCTATAGTAACTTCATTAATATATTTTAAAATTTCACTAGTATAAAGTTCACTAACAATTTCTTGTGTTGAAGTTTTCTTGGTTAACTTTTTGGAAATTTGATTGTTAATTGTTGAATCGTAATTTAAATCAGGAACTTTTACTTTAACTGATAGATCTTTTAAAGATATTTCTTTTTCTTCAAATAAATCTTTGTAATCATATTCAGCTATTTTTTTAATTACGTTATTTACGTTAACTTTACCATCTTCATTTTCATATACATTACCTACGGTAGAAGATCTAAAACTAAGAATAATGCTAGTTCTATCAAATGTAGTCAGAGAATTTAAATCTAATTCTTCTTCTGAATTTTCAACAATTATAGTATTGAAGGTATTGTTAAAATTCATCAAACCACTAGCATCAGAAGGCATGCTAGATAGAATGGTTTTTTGTTGTTTAAGGGTAAAGGGTAAAAACTTTGACTTTTTACCCAATGAGGGGAGGAAGATAGAAAGACTTTTCTTTTTGTTAAGTTCTTTTAGCTTATTTAAAATTGCTTTACTATCTTCGCTCATAAACTTATTTACTTACTATTTTTAGATTTCCATGCTTCTAACATTGCAAGAACCTCTAATTTGAGATAAGGTGTGTTATGTTTTACCCACGACTTTTCATCTCTATCATAATAGTAGCACGCTAACTCTCCTACTTTTTGACCTGAAAGACAAGATTGCATATACGCATATAAGCTTAATTGTAGAGCGTAAGTGCTAAATTCACAAGCTGGTAAATGAGATAAAGGGTCCAACATATAATCCCCATATTGATTAGTAAATGTAAACTTTTTATTAGTCTTAAAATCAAATAGGTTGAAATACTTTCCTTGCGTTTCATATACGTCGGTGGTGCCTGCTATTTTGTATTCGTGTAGCCATAGTTTCTTTTCCGGTTCAATCTTTGATCTATCTGGTTGCCAAATACGTTCAATAGGGTCAGTGTAAAGTTCTTTTTCTTCAGAAGTAATATCCTTATCATGAAGCCAATTTTCCATAACAAGGTGAATAGATGAACCATAAACACATGCTTGCTTATTAACGGTTTTCCATCTCTCTTTTATTTCATCTTGAGATACCCCTTCGCGGTCAGCTACTAGTTTAGACATCTTTTCAAGTTCAAAAGGTTTCTTGAACTTACCAATCAATGTAGTGGCACTTAAGTACTTTTCGTTAGTTACGGGGTTTTTATACGTATGTGATGCTGGATCAAATTCTAACATTCAATCATTATAACATACTTCTAAAAAATACCATCTTCCTCATCATCATCTTCTTCTTCAACAATAATTTCAGTATCTATATCATCTATAAGTTGTTGAAGGCAGGTAACAATATACTTGCGTCTCTTCTGTTTAAAGACCTCGATAAATTCGAGTTTAGCTAACCTTGTTACTATCGGTGCGTAATATTTTTTAGGTACATACAGTAAAATGGACCCATTTTTAGGGTCCATTATAATAGTATCGCAAAATTCTTCGCACACAGATAGAGCCAAATCAAGTATTGCCTCGTTATCCATGTATATATTTATTGTCTCACCTGAGGGGTACCATTGTACCAATGAGCTCTAGCTGTTAACGTACCAGAAGAGCCAGCGCAGCTTAATTGCTCAGTATTTGACATGCCCATAACAACAAATTTTTCACCGTTAGGAATAATAAAATCGTTCAATGAAGCAGGGTCTACACTTTCACTATTGCCAGATTTTATCTTAAGATCACCTCCAGTTGTATTAAAGATCACAACTTCACTACACTTAACAGCAATATCAGGTTTAACGTAATTTGAAGCACCAGTTAGTGTAAATACTATGTTATAGCATTTGTTTAAATTTACATAAACAGTATTTGATGGAATATCGGGCATGTAATAGGCCATAGAAATATTTAATCTGCGTATGGATTATATTTACCTGATGCATGCAATTTAAGATTTTCATCTATCATTTTTTGAACAATACCCCCTCCTCGTTTGTAATCTCTATTCAAGGTAGGGTACATAGCCCTATTCAAATCCCACTTCTTGCATGCATGATACTTAGCGCTCTCTAATGATCTAAAGTAAATAGGGTGATCATCTTTAGTATTATGCCAACTATAGTTTAAACGCATACCGCAAGTAGTAGGTAAATAGATATCTTCATCGAAAACTTCGTTAGTTACTGGATCTGTTTCTCCTTTGTTGTATCTAACAATTTCTATTCTACATGTATGATAATCTCTGATAATATAATATCCTTTATTATCATCATGATGCCAGGTATGCCAATATTCGGCTTTTGATTTAGCCTTAGATATAGATCGTCCCATTAGTTGTAAACCCAAACGTGTACTTTTTTATTGTCTTTTGCTTTTGGTACGAAACCTTCTTCTACAAGATAATCAATTATTCTATTGATACATTCTTGGGCTTCATCCTTTTTACTTGCATCGATGTTGGGAGGGGTTTTGAGAAAAACATTTTGATTTTTAGTTAAAGCAATATCACAATTACCAACTTTAAAATATTTAGACCCTAAAGTCAACAATTTTAAATCCGGAATGGACTGAAAAAAGTTTTGAACTTTTGGCATAATAGTATTTATTATTCTGCAAAACCTGTTTCTAGAGAATAAACTAGCTGACCATTCTCATCATTCTTATCCTGAACTAGGATTACCTCAGTAATTTCTTGCAAACGCCAATTAATATTATCTTGAACCTCTTTATGAGCATCCATAGCAGTAAAAGCGTCGACATCAATTACTTGTTCTGTAGTTTTTGTCATAGTATCAATATCTTTGACACACACGATAACTTTATATGCGTTCGTTTTCATATACAAATATTATAGCGTTAATCTGACCTTAATCAACTAAATATTTTTATGGTCGGAATAAGTTCAATCATATCAGGGTTAGCCGCTCCGATATCAAATGTTATAACGAAATTTGTTACTCGTAAAGAGGATCAAATGCGTGTTCAGGCTGAAATAGAAAAGATTCAAAAAGATTTTGAAGCTAAAATCATAGAGAATCAAAATAACGTTCTACAAGCGCAAAAAGATATAGTATTAGCTGAAGTCCAAGGTCACTGGTTTCAACGTAATTGGAGACCAGCTTTGATGTGGATAATCATATGTGTTATTGCTAACAATTATCTTATTGCTCCCTTAGTTAATCAAATTTCAACAGTATTTGGTGGTGAAAGTATATTTCCTGCGTTAGACCTACCGGATAAGTTGTTTAATTTAATGACAATTGGTCTAGGAGGCTATGTTGTTGGTAGAAGTGCTGAGAAAATAGTACCTCAATTAGCAGAAACAAAGGCTTTAGTAACTTCAGGAACGACTCCTCAACAACTAGAGGAAAAGAAAGTAAATAAAGCTCAATTCAGAGAAGCTGTTGCAACAGCAACTAGAAGACCTGAAACACCAAATATTGGCCCTAGATTCTAAATAAAGCAGTAGAAGTACCTCTCTTAAAGATAGCTAGTGAAGCCCACTTATCTAGAGAGGTATTTTCATATAAAGAGACTTTAGGTCTTGGGTGTAAGAAATGAACCTGACTACCTTCAATTTCATAGTCACCTATAGCCGCACAGTATAGATGCTTATAGCCTTCTGAATGACTCAAAGACATTTGCACATCTTTAAAGTTTTCATGAACTAATCTATAAATTGAAGGTAGATTTGAGGTTCCTGACTCACTGTAGATCTTAAGTAGATCTGATTGAAAAGTTTGAGGTGATGCAAATTTTACATGTTTGGATGTTTTTGTTTCCTTTTCATAAGGACTATTATGAGTAGAAAAATATTTTTCTAATAACATGTGATTATCTGCATCCATATATGTTTATTTATCCTAATAGTAAATTATCTTTATTACTTTTGTCACTATAAACTTTATCCCAACATTCCCCGCATAGTTGACCGCACCCTTCTACATAAAAGTTACGATAATCTATATGGGTGTGTTCGGTATATGGTGTTTCGGCATCACAAAGTACACATTTATCCATTTTAACACCATCTGTTTCTGTAATAATATTACTCATATCTTTATTATATAAATTTACTTGTTATTTCAATTTTATACTAACTAAAGAAGCTTGGAAACCTCCATTTCCTCTTAATCCAACATGAAATTGTAAATCTGAACCCGTGTTAGGTATAATATGATAACCAAAATTAGATCTACCGTCCATTCTCCCGTCATCGTTGCTACGTAAATCAAAATCTAAAATTACATTTTGATTAGATAATTGATTTCTATATCCAAAAAACCCACATCTTGTTTCTCCATTATTACTACAAAATTGAAAATGAAATTCATCAATTTCATCCCACGTTAATGAAGTATTACCAGTAACTGTTCTTATATTATCTATATTAACTGTGCATATAGAATAGTTAACATTTAATTGAAATCCATATCCAAATCCTAAATAATCCAAACTTGTTCCAGATGCTATAGCAGCACTTATATTGGATATATTATAACTTAAAACGTTAGGAGGGTATCCATTAGACATTGCAAATATACCGCTTTCACCTTGACTACAAGATATATTTTTCTGTGTATTTGGAGATGTAGTAGTAATTTGTCCAGCACTGCTTACATAAATTGGTCTTGTAGAAGAACCAACTAACCCAGTAAGTTTTAATGATGCCATAGTAGGGGTTATAGCATTAGACAAAATTTGATCAAAAGTAACATTATCAACATTACTACTAGCAATTCTACCAAGTACGCTATTTTCGTTTACGCTAATACTATCTGGTGGGAGTTCGTCAGTAGATGAATTACCTAATAAACTATTAGCAGACGAATCTGGCAATACATCATAATTTACTTCTCCAACTTTTAACTGGTTACTATCAATCAAAATAGAAACTCCATCTACATCGACATTTAAATTATCGTTGTTTAAAATTAGTCCATTACCTATGTTTGCAGCTAAACCAATTTTATCATATCCAGCTTCAACAGCTGCATTATCGTTCTCTAAAGATACTGAACCCTGGTAACCATTTTTTCTTGCATATAATCCAGAACCAAGTTTAAAATAATCACCCGGCATTGGGTTTAAGGAAGCTACAGTAGTAAAATCATTAACAGTACCTAGATATTTTACACCAGTAGCATTACCAATACCGCTTCCATCGCCGATATAAAGTCTTTTAGTGTCAGTTGTAAACCCTAACTCACCTTCAGCTAGGGAAATTTGTTTTCGTTCATCGTTAGTTCCTTTTCTAACTAATGAACGTATAATAGTGTTATCTGTTATTTCTACGCTAGCCATATTATCTAAATTTTAAAAGTGTTGTACCTAAAACATCATCACCGTTTATATCTTTCAATACATGATTAGTGTTAGCACTACCAGGTATGGTAATTAAATTTTGAGGGTAATTTTGAGTGTTAGAATTATATGCATTATAAAATGCACCATTTAATGCTCGTACATCAGGTGTACCTTCACCTCCATTAGGTGTAAATGTAGCGCCTGAACCAATACCTACCCCTTTTCTGTTAACTATACCATCATTATAACCCGGGGCAATTGAAGTAAATACCATAGTAGAATCACCCGATGAATAACTTACATTATATACAGAACTAAAATAACTATCTGCCTGTAAAGCGGTTAATGTGGCATCTGCTACTTCATCTTCTGTTGTAGCAGATTGAATATCTACTTTTACTAAATTAGTTATATAACCTCTATGTTGAGAATTTATTGATATAGAAGGAACAGTAGCAGTACCATCTACATCATAATACACACAAGTTCTATTACCTAAAGAATCGTAAACTAAAAAGTATTTACTATTTGATAAACTTGCTTGAGCAGGAAAATTAGTAATACTATGACTTGCTTGTAATCCCCTACCACTTAAATATGCTGCTTCAGTACTTAATACTAACCAATCATAAAAACTAGCAGAAACTTTACCGTTGCTACTATCACCGGCACTCACACCAGAACCAGATTTACTTTCATATGTTGCAGCATTAGCATAAGTAACAGCTGTATCTTCTATAGCATATGTTAATGTACCTGGGCCTTGAGCATAATCTATATCATATGGTTCAGTAAAACCTTTTACTAAACATTGAATGTAAATATCATCTCCATCTAACCAAGCATCAAAGACATATTCTCCTAAACTATTGCTTATTGTATTAATAGCATTTACTACATTGGCTTGTAAATCTGTACTAGTAGTGGAAAAATTACAACCAATAGTTTGGGTTTCAGGGTATGTAGCTTTATATGTTTCAAAAGCAGTAGGATCAGTAGGGTCTTTTATAAAAATAGAATAAATTACTCCATTACCTCCAGGTAATATAAAAGCTTTATTTTGATAATCTCCCGAGTCAGCAGGATCCGTCTCTGCAAATCTACCTATTTTAAAATTAGCATAAGCTCCTTGATTAGATATACAACTTAAAGGCAACCCAGTTGTCAAAACCGTACCAGGAAAATCTTGTTTATTAAGAAAATAGTAAGGGTCGGTAACATATCCACCTGACAATTGTTCTGTATAGTTATCTAAGTTGCCTAAATTTCTTCTTACTGTATTAGCTGAACTACTACCCACACTAACTAAATTACCGGTGATTTGAGAAGCATTAATTTTTGTAGTAGCGTAATTATTGATACCAGTAGTAAGTAAATTGGCATCAGTAGCTGTAGCAATAGGAAAGGTAGGACTAGCATCTAATTTACTAAATCCTGATGCTGACATAAACCCGGGGTTAATTGCATCGGCATTAGAGTGGTGCTGGGTTAATGTAGCTGTATCTTGAAATCCTAAACCACCGTGTGAAATATTAGTTAATGTACCAACAGATAATTCATTAGAACCATTAAAGGTAAGTAAAGTTGATGATTCGGTATCAGTAGCAATATTAATATATAAAGTATCTGAGGCATCTAAAGCTAAACCAGCCCCTACTTTATCAGCAGATAATGTTGCAGCTCCAGGTACTAATTCAAGATGATTATTTGAATTATATCTTATAGTACTACCATCAACTCTTGATGATAAAAGATACCATGAATCGGTAGATGTATAATCTGATGCAGTTAAAGTATAATATAAATTATTATCTAAAGTAGTATCGCCTATAACAGAGTTAGTAGATACTCTGGCTGTATTAAAGGTTTTATTACCTACAATGTTTCCTCCTGTGGAAGTACCATCACCAGCAAATACGCGCTTGGTGTCAATAGTGTAGCCTAATTCACCTTCATCTAGTATAACGCGCTTTCTTTCCTGGTCAGTACCTCTACGAATTTTTATTTTTGCTGCATCTACCGTCGGCATATATGATTATTTATTAAATTAGTATGAATCTAAAGACTTAGTAAAGTCATATTCATCAATATATTTGCTGACAAGATCTTTTGCTATTCTGAAGGTTTTATTTATTTCATCTTTATTTGAACTGAAAATATGAACCCCGAACAAAAAAGCCGGGGTTACTTTAGTGACAGCGGAGATATACTCTCCTTCATCTTCACTCTTTCTAATTAAATAAAAAATAATATCTTGGTCATTAATTTTAGACATCTAACAATTCTTGTACTAAGATTTCCTCTGCATTCCCCTTTCTTTCTGTACCAGTTTCGCTAATTGCTTTTCCTATCATTTTATCATATTTACCTTTTCTGTGATGTAACAATACCTTTTGTCCAGGTGTTATGTTAACATCAATACCCATATCAATAAAAGCTTCTACCTTTTCGTTATTAACTTCAACATTTACACCATAACCATTCATTACAAAAATATAACCTTCTTGAGGTAAAATAGGTTCTTGTGCAGCTGCTTCAACAGTTTGAGGTACACATGATGCACATGGCTGATAAGTCGGAGTTACTACTGGTGTGCAACAAGTTGGACTTGTCATCTTAACTGTTTCATAAAAATCAATTTGACAAGATTGACCACAAGTTGGTAAAGGTGTACTATAGCACGTTGTCGGTGTTGGAGGTGTACATACCGGGCTTGGATCGCATTGAGCTATAGGCTGTACGCAATTAGTACAGCAAACGGTGGTTTGAATAGGACGATAAGCATGATTATGTTTTTCAGGCTTAGTAAAGTTTTTACTATAAGGTGATACTTTATAACCATTACATGTGTTGCTACCACAGCAAACATTAGCAGTAGAACAGCTAGATTTTAGAACATTTTGAGGTTCTATGCAATAAACAGGAGCAGCAGAAGGAGTAGGTAAAGGAGTACAACATGAAACATACCTACTATTGCTTTTATTTCTTCTGAAAAAACGAGATAGCCATTTAAACATAACGAGCATATTTAAATGGCTGTATTTAAAAAATCAAGATATATTAGTAATAATACCATTAGTAATTGTTAATGTAATGGTACTATCATCAGGTGCTTTTACTTCTAATGATTGAGTAGAACCTCTTAAATCATTAATAATAAACTCGTCAGCACTTAAAGAAATAACACTAAGGTTAGAATAACCAGTACTTAATGTTTCTATACCTGATGTTGAATTGTATGTAGAATCAATAAGGCTACCAAACTGTTCAGCTGTAGGAACATCTCCAGTTTCGAAGTAACCTTTTAATGTGCTTATACTTTCTCTTGACATACTAATATTTATTTAGCAGCAACAGCAGCAACTGTATGTTGCTCTTCCTGCAGTACTAGGGCAAGATGTAGCAGCACTACAAGTAGTGCAAGTCGTACAAGTCGTACAAGTTGTACATGTGGTACCACAACAACAAGCAGCACCGCAGTTGTTAGGATAAGTAGTTGATTCTTTTTTAGGTTTTTGGCTACTGAATGATTCGCCACCGCAACAAGAGGAGTAATTACAATCGCTCATATATCTATTTATTGAACCGGGGCTGGTTCTGCGGCAGGAGCGGCGCCTCCTTCAGGTGGAACGTCGCCTCCAGTTACATCAGGGCCGCCTCCTTCTGGTGGGGGACCGAAATCAGGGGGTAGGCCTGAACCGCCACCAGCGGGTATTGCACCACCACCGGCTTCCATTCCTTCTCCCCCTTCGGCTCCACCAGAGGCAATAGCCTCTCTCCAATTAGGACCACTAGCTTCAATCTGAGCTAATTCCCAAGTGAGTTCTTTGTCCTTGCGTAAAAATTCTCTATTAGCTTTAACTTCAATATCAGACCAACCTAAGTACTTCTTCTGAGCCCAAGTATTAGAAACAAACTCACTATTAGTTAAACTTGACCAGTTATTAACTTTAAGCTCAAGCTTTTGCTGCTCTCGCATTTCAAAGAAGTTAGAAGGTACATTAAACTCTAAATCTAAATTAAGTTCTTTTAGATTATATTTCTCCCATATCTTCTTAAGTTTAAGATGAGTTATAAAGCCATTCTTTAATCCTGCAGCAAACTGCATTTGCATACGAATAATGAAACGAGCAAACTTAAGCTCTTCTCTTAATATATCAGTACCATCTTGAAATGATTGCTCAGGGTTTAATCTAGTTACAGGTACTTTAAGTGACTTATATAACTTCTTCATGAAGTACATTAAGTCTTCTAACTCTCCTAAATTCTGACCACCCGCTAATGTTGTAACACTTGTACCTTCACTACCTGCTCTCTTAGCAAACCAAAAAGAATCAAGCATTGACTGAGGTGAAAATTTCATTACCTGACCACTACTATCAGTATCATATGTATGTCTACTCCAATATTTTTGCTGTAGGTTTCTTAGATACCCTTCTGCTTTAGGAGGTGACATATTACCTACATCTACATTGAATACTAACTTCTCTGGTGCTCTTACTAATCTATATATAACAATTGCATCTTCAATGAGAGATAATTGTCTATAAGCTCTTCTAGCATTCTCTAAGTAAGGTAATCTAATTGTCTTATTATCATTCCAGATACCAGAGTTAACATATGTAACCTGATTTTTATCCATTGGAATGAGTTGCATGTCTTCAATCTTAGTAGGGTTCTCTTCATTAAAGACAGGTTTTCTTAAAAGATAACCTTGAACAATACTATTTTGAATATTACCAAAAATTGGATCGATGAGTTCGGTAGGAATTTGTACTGTACCTAAAATACCTTCTTTTGGGTGATCTTTATGAATAATATGTTCCCAATAAACTTCACCCTCTACAAGTAATTGTCTAAAATATTCCCAACCTTTATGCTCTAAATCAAAGTAACTAATGAACTTCTGAAATTCATCTTCTAATTGCTTTTGTTCATTAGGTTTAAACTCTCTATGTAAAAATTTTAATTTTACAATCTCACCGTTAGCATCTTTGTTTATAATCTCATCACAAATTTCATCTAATGCATCTCCAACTTCAGCAAATGCTGCCATTACTCTATAATCACGAATTCTTGCTGCTTTATCTTGCTGAATATTCGCATACATGAACTCCTGAAAGCCCTTGTCCATTGCGATATCACCAACAGCTGAATTATTAATAGGTGTGGATGATGAAATAGATTGACGCTGTAATGCGTCTTCACGACGACTACCTTCGCCTTGAAATAGCTTATACTTAGGGTTTACGTCATTTAACGTTTCGATAGTTTGATAAGACTGATAAGGAAGTCTGCTTTGTACATACTTCATTAACGAACGTCCAAATGTATTTTTATTTCCTGTACCCATTATATTAGCATGATTGTGAACTTGACCTAGATAATGTTATACTCTTGGTTCTTGTTCTTGTAATTGTACTTGTTCTTGTTTGTGATTTAGTAACTGAAGGTGTAATACAAGATGTAGGTCGAGTAGATGAATTAGTTCTAGTTACTGTATTAGTAGGGGTTTTTGTTCTTGTGCCTGTCGGTGTTGGTGTAGCATAATAGCTAACAGTTGGTGAAATTGATTTTGTTAATGTTGGTGTAGGTGTTTGTGTTCTTGTTCTGGTTTGCGTTGGTGTTTGATATCTTGTTCTAGTGAATGTAGCTGATTGAGTAATAGTAGCAGATGGTAAAGGTGTTGCACTTGGTGTCTCTGTTCTTGTTCTTGTAATAGTAGGTGTTTGAGATCTTGTTGCAGTGTTGGTAGCACATTGTGTACCGGTTCTTGTTCTGGTACTCGAATTAGTACATGTTATGGTAGGCGTAACTAATGGTGTACCAGTTCTTGTTCTTGTCTGAGTTGGTGTGCTTGTACCGGTTTGTGTAGATGTTCTTGAAAACGTATATGTAGGGGTATAAGTTTGTGAATTTGTCCTAGTTGTCGTAGGAGAAGGTGTATTACAAACTGTTGGGCTGCAAGTTACAGCTGGTATACCATGCACATTGGCCTGAGCCCAATTAGAAGCTCTCTGAGGACCACCGTTAGCTTGTCTTATTAAATCTCTAAATGTAGGTATACCTGCCACGATAATATTTATGCTTATATGTTAAGGGTCAAATGAAGTAGTTGCAGGAAAACCAGTAGAACCTGCTTGCCAATACATTTTACCACCTATCATAGCAGTTAATGCTGATTGTCTACTACTAATTACTTGCATATCATAACCTTTATAACCTATATCTATTTCATCTCCTTTGTAAGCAGATAAATTAAACATATTAGCTACATTTGTTATTTTATTAGCAACCCCTATAACTCCATTACCAGCAAAGTTAAGACCTATAACTTTCCATGCCGACAATGCAGGGTTTGATGAATTAAACAAAGCACAAACAAATGAACCAGAATCTCCACCAGAAGATGGGGATAAACTAGATGAATTACCTCTAAAAAATATTTGATCTTCAAAACCTAACGTTCCTATATTACCACCATAGCTAACATTAACTCCACCAATACTAAAAGCACTTAACCTACAAGTAAACCCATAAGGATCACTACCAGGCCAACCTACAGGACCCTCAGTTCTACCAGATCTAAATACAGGAGCACCTAACTCGGAGGTTAATAATGAATTTATTTCCGAATCAGTAGCCCAATCCATAGGCTGACTTATATCTAATTGATATTGCTGCCAGTTAGTAGATGAACCCGATAAATTAAGAGTATGTGTACCAGATAATGCAAATGAACAAACATCAACTCTATTACCAGAAGATTTAAAAGGGTAAGCTTTTTTAACAGTACCAACAGTTAAAGGTTGCATTAATGATTGAGTAACTGTAAATTTATCATAAGTAGATCTTTGATATACCGGGTACCTGTCATCACCAGGTGAAGAAGTCGTGTCATTTACTGAAAGATATGTCCAAAAAGTTAAACCAAAATCGTTAGTAAAAGCTCCGCCTAAATCACCAGCTAAAGTATTTTTACTTAAAACGTGATTGTTACTAACACCTACAATAGTGTAATCTTCTAAATCAACAGCTAACCCACCCAATGTACCGGTATCAACAGAACTTCCTCCCCAGCCATCCGGAGGTACAGAACCAACAGATATACCACCTACTAATGGTCTATGTTCTACTCTACTACCACTTACAGGCATTTGCCAGGTACTTTGAGGAGTAGATGGATCTGGTAAAGTATAGCACCCGGTTGCCGATAAAGAAGGTACTTCTACAACATCAGTTGCATAAGTTACACCATCTACTTCAACTGAAGATGGAAATAAATCCTCTTGAGGTATATCACTTAAAGGTAATTTCTTTTCAACAAATAAAGTTAAACAAGGCTGTTGGGTTTCAACACCTTGAACTTCTTTTTTTGAAACAACAACACCATTCCAGTTGACGTTAGAATCAAAAAGTTGATTTGCTTTTATAGTTAAATTATCAATATTACTCATCGTAGTATCTTACATAAATCTGATTAGCATGTGATGTAGGAGTTTTAGTTTTGGTTTTAGTTTGTGTGGGGGTCTGTGATCTAGTTTGTGTGTTTGTTCGAGAAGGTGTTCTAGTTTGGGTTGATGCAGGTGTACCGGTTGTTGTAGGCGTTGGTGTGGGTGTTTGTGTACCCGTTCTAGTTTGAGTTTTAGTTCTGGTAGGTGTTACAGCAGGAGATGTAAAGTATATATTACCATTTCTAAACGTACCGTAATACCAAGTAGAAGAAGGAGCAAATTGTATTCTAAAGGTATCCCCCGTATAACCGTTATAAGAGTAACTAACAACAGATTTAATACTACTATCTAAGTAAACATACATTGTATCAAATGCAGGTCCACCAGTTAAATCTGTATCAAATTCAAAAACATCTCCTGCAGATGATTGGAAAGTAACTCCATTAGCACTTGGATGAGGAGATGAACCGGTACCAGTTAAACTATTATTAAATGTACGTAAAGGTGTTTGGGTATTTGTTACTGTATTAGTTGGTGTAGTTGTTGGTGTTTGAGTTGTCGTTGGTGTTTGAGTTCTACTTCTGGTATTAGTGGGTGAAGGGGTTCTAGTTGATGTTTTAGTTGAGGTGCTTGTTGGTGATTGCGTAGGGGTAGGTGTGGTAGTTGGTGTCTGAGATGCGGTCCTTGTATTAGTAGGGGTAGGTGTTAATCCTGGTGTATTAGATGAAGTTTGTGTTGGTGTCTGTGTATTTGTATTTGTAGGGGTGGGTGATTGACTATTTGTTCTAGTTTGGGTAGGGGTTTGGGTTCTACTTCTAGTATTAGTAGGTGTTCTAGTAGCAGTAACACCTGGTGTATCAGTCGAACTTGGAGTCCTGGTAACTGTAGGCGTAACTGTAGGACTAACAGATGCTGTTGGTGTGTTGGTAGAAGTTGAAGTATTTGTAGGTGTAATAGTTGGCGTATTTGTTCTTGTTCTAGATTGTGTTGTGGTTCTTGTATTAGTAGGAGTGGGGGTAATAGGACCTAAACTAAATCTAGGGCGTAAAACGTTGTAAGTTGAAACTATACTACCTTGGCTTAAAGCTATACCAGAATATGTTTTAATAATAGCTATATCAGCATCTAAATTAGAGTTATTACCTGAAAACCATTGCATTGGTGTACCATTAGTAATAATACCAGAAGGTCTATTAGCTTCAGATATTGCTCTAATTGCACCATCTACATAAATTCTTAGTTTTGATGAATCGGCTACAAAAGCAACTTGATGCCAGCTATTATCATTATAAGTTAAACTCGTTCTAGCAAAAATTTCATTACCGTCATTGTCTTTTTCCCAAAAGTCTAATTTACCTGCATTAACAGTGTCTCCTGAGCCTCTAACACCCATCATGAAATAACAAACATTAGCTTGATTATTATAATCGGTTACTATAGGCACTGTATATGAAGATGCTGAAGAACTTATGTTTGATCTAACTCTAATCCAAAATATAAAAGTATAAGGGTATCTATTTTGTATAGGACCAGCTTCGGTTCTAGGAATTGCAGTATTTTTAGCTAATTGATAACCACAAACCATACAATCTGTAGACCCATTTAAACAAAAATGATTTGATGGCCCTGTATATGTTACATATTGAGGAGAACCACAAATGTATAAATCATTATTTCTTCTTACGTCACAAAATATATTACCAGAACCAGGATAACTGTAAATGTTAGAAGCATCTACTTGCATAGTTAAATGACAGCAAGAATAAGAAGCTTGAGTTGAAGTTCTTGTCTTTGTCTCAGTAGGGGTGTATGATCTTGTAAAGGTATGTGTTGGGGTTTGAGTAGGTGTAGCTGTTGTAGCCATCCTAGTTGGTGTATAAGAAATTGTAGCAGTTTGTGAAGGGGTGTTAGTTGGTGTTTTTGTTTGTGTTCTTGTTTCTGTTGGAGTATTACCTGATGTAACAGTATTTGTTGCTGTTATTGTATTAGTAGGGGTTTGGGTTGGTGTTTTAGTAGGTGTCCTTGATCTGGTTTGAGTTGATGTTCTTGTATTGGTTGGTGTTTGGGTTGCTGTTCTGGTATGGGTCCAGTTTCTTGTATTAGTTTGTGTATTGGTAGGTGTTGTTGTAGGGGTGCTTGTAGAAGTTTTTGATAAAGTTATAGATTTTGTTTGAGTAGGCGTACCTGTAGGTGATGACCCAAAGGTAGGTGTTTGAGTCTGGGTAGGTGTTTGTGAAATGGATACGGTAATAGTTGCTGTATTAGTAGGTGTTCTAGTCTGGGTAGGGGTTTGAGTTACTTCAGGTAAATAAAATCTATGTTTTATGTTATTAAAACTTTGTAATACTTGAGCAGTACTTAAAGCCTTTTCATAGACTTTAACGATAGCCATTTGTCCGTCAAAATTACCCGTACTATTAACAACGCTACCCAACTTAGGGTTAACACTACTACTATAATCATAAGTATCGGTAGTAGATAAATTAGTTACCCCATTTATATAAAGTCTAGAAGTACCTGAAGATCTAACTAAAGCAAATTGGTACCAATAACCAGTTTGAAGAGTAAAGCTTGTATCTTGTGTCCAACCTAAAGAAGGATTATAATAAGAAAAGTAGTTATTATAAAAACCAAAAGTAAAATCACCTGCGGTATTATTAAAGTTAGATAAAAGTACAGATGAACCGTTGTTTAAACTGTAAATTTTAGCCCATATAATATAACTAAAATCATTTGTACTTAATGATGTTATATTGCTGCTGCTAATATCAATACTACTTCCCTGATCAAAAGTAAAGTTTCTAATAGAAGAGGGTGTTGAACCTGAATTATAAAAAACATCACCGCTTAGAGAACCGTTATTAGTATTTGAAGTTAAATCCGTCCATTGATTAGCTGTGCCGGTGGACGAACTATTATCAGCGTCCAAATACATTATTAACCCTTCAGTTAATGAACCTGTACTAGTACGAGTAATAGTATTTGTAGGTGTGGGGCTGTTGCTACTTGTTCTTGTTGATGTATGTGTGTTAGTTGGTGTCCTACTTGTTGTTGGTGTATTAGTAGATGTTACATCTGGTGTACCGGTTGGTGTGGCAGTGTTAGTAGGGGTACGAGTAGCGGTTTCTGATGCATTGGTAGTAGGTGTAATAGAGCTAGTTCTAGATGGTGTTTTAGTATGGGTAACTTCAGGTGTCTGTGTTTGTGAAGAAGTTTGTGTAGGTGTATAAGATGGTGAAGGGGTTTGGGTAGCTGTATTAGTGATGGTTTGAGTTTGAGTAGAAGTATTAGTTGGTGTTTGAGTTTGAGTACCTGTTTGTGTTCTTGTTAAAGTTTGAGAAGGTGTTGGTGTTAATGTTGTGGTATTAGTGGTGGTTGATGTAACCGTTGCGGTGGGTGTAGGTGAGGAACCTACAGTAGCAGTAGATGTTACTGTACTTGTACTTGTTTTAGTAGCTGTATTTGTATTAGTTGGTGTTTGTGTAGGTGTGGGTGTATTGGTTGCAGTACCGGTAGGTGCTGGGGATGACCTTTCTGGTGTTTTTGTTGTGTTAAGAGATTGAATATAAAAAGGATATTCACTATTAACTGAAGGAAATACATTATAACCTCCGGGGCTAGTAATCAAAAACTTAAATTCCCCTGTTGCAATACCAGATAGAGCTCCTAAACCCACTTGTACTGTATTTGACGTGTAATCAAAAAATACATCACAACCTAAATCTAAAGCATTATAAGCACTAAATGCAGGGTAAGTAGAAGATAATGATGGAATATCAGAGTAATAAGTTACACTACTTAAATTAACCGTTGAGAGAGAGTTGGGGATAAATGAAGATGGGTTAGAGCTGCTCAAATAAACCTGATAAGTCGAAGCTTTCCCTAAGCTATTACCTACGCCGCCCCTAGTAAAAGGTATTTTAAAAACAAACGATTTTTCATACTCACTGTAAATCAGTTTGTTAATTTGATTATTATTAATTAAAAGTTTTTGTCCAAATCTCTTCATTATTGTGAAAATATAAATGATTCAATTTCTTGCTCTGAAGCAGAAACTGTAACTGTTTCGGTTATTGCTGATAATCCTGACAACTGAGTTCTCAATGTTGGGTAATTATCTAATGTAAGCACCGTACCCGTATTTTCAGTACCACTAACAGCATAGAAATTAGCATCAACTCTATAAATATTACTAACGTTATTTTGAGCTGCAGGAAATATCCACCCTTTAATAGTGAATGTTGTATCAGCGGTAACTCGTGCTTTATCTGAAGCTTGTAACTCGGTTGGGTAAGACATACTTATATTACCATCCCAAAGTACTTCACTTCTTATTTCTTGCATTTCAGATAATGCACCTAAGCCTGTTGGAACTGGCCAGCTTATAATAATATAAGGGTTGTTATAAGGTATAAAATTAGATAAGATTTGATCCATATCTAATTGATATCTTGTTATAACGGAAAAATTAACTGTAATATTTACTGGGGTAGGAGCATTATATTTGTTTGAATACTGGTCATTACTATAATAGAAACCGTTAACATCAGGTAACTTGTTAAAAACCCTATCATTATCTCTAGAAATACCTGCTACATTGATAGCAACTACCGGTAAAGTAATTGTTTTTGCTTTATTGACTATATCATAAAGAACGCGCTGTTTAGGAGCGTATAGATATCTTACAAAAATCCTATCTTTTTGCTCTCTATTCTTATTATATCTACCAATAACTATACTATCAAAAGCATTAGCAAATTGAATAATAAGGTCTTGTATTTCAAAGTATGTCGACTTCCAACGCATTCAAAATATTTATTCATTTCAACCGCTCAATAAAATGTTCTGGTAGTTTATCCTTATTCTTTAGCAATAATTTGCGTGCTTTACCATCAATTACATATGTAACCGAGTAATCTGCTTTAGATCTAGTGCATCTACCGGTAGTCTGAATGAATGCACTTAATGTCTTTTGTTGATACCAATCAGGATCTAAATCAGCCATTTTCTTAATACGTTTATTACCAAGAGGCGGGAATGGGGTTTTAACAATAATTTGAAATCTACCTTTATCACCGTTCAAATCTGTACCAAACGTTAATGATGGAGATACTAATACAGTAGGTTTATCAGTAGAAAAATGCTCTTCTAATATCTTTTCATTATTAGCTGCTTCTTCTCTGAATAGAAACCTATCACCTTTAAGTTTCTTTTGTAGGTATTTGCAAATATCTAATGAATGAGTATGTATAATACCTTTCTCATCTGGGTGATTATCACATAATGCTTGACAGTATCTAGCTATCTTAGGTAAATTTTGTTCTAAGTTACTATAATTTAACTCAGGTTTAGTCATTAGATAGATAGGAGATTTAGCAGGGTCAAATGCTGATGGGGTCTCTATATATTTGTAACGTTTAATACCCAATGTTTTAGCATACGAAGCATGATCAGTTATAGTAGCTGACATTAGCAATATATTATCACCGTAATCAAATAAGCTACTAGCTAGATTATTAACTTTCAATGGTGTAAAACTAACACCATTCTTAGCAAAATCGACAATATACTCACATTTATGCCAAGTTTGTTCTACAGTTGATAGATTACCATGTAGATTACGTAGATACTTAAGTCTAGCTGCTTCAGGTTGTGATATTGTTATAATCTTATTGTTATTCTTACCCGTAAGGGATTCAATCGTCTCCGTAATATTGAAAATAAGATTAGTCAGCCACCTATATTGCACATCATACTTATCTGACTTAAGAACCGAATGTTCAACATTATTGAGATTAAGACGCGTATAATCAATATGAGCACTAAATCGTCTCACTAGTTCTTCTTCTAACTCAGATGCCTCATCACATACTAAAAAGTTTTTACGTTTAACATGACCAGGTAAACTCAAAAACATCTTATAGTTAAGAACTGAAAACTGACTAGTAAGTGCATGATTACGATTTGTATAATAATTACAACAGCCTTTAGCCCAACATTGGTTTTTAAGATTCTTAGTATATGTACAAGGTGCGGTATCTACATCAAATGAATCATCTATATCACATAGGTAGTTTTGTTTACCTTTTAGAGTATCAATATCATCAAATAGTTTCTTATACTGGTCTTGAAGCTGTTTAGTAATAGTTAATGCAAATGTACCAAATGATGGTTCAGCTAAACACTCTGCTTCATTAATAAAATTACCTGCAAAGTCTTGAGCATAAGCATCGTACGATTCAATTAACGAACGAAATTCTTTAGTCGGTCTAGCACTGACATTACCTAAAGTTCTAGGTACAAAACTCTTACCAGTACCGGTAGGGGCAGAAGCAATAACAAACCTATAGCCATCATTGAAAGCTTTTTCGATTTCTTTGATAAGTTTGACTTGAGCCTCTGATGGATTATAACCATACGGAAATTTACTCAAATATTTACTAAACATATATCATGAGTATATGTCATCGACTATAGAATCAAAGTCAGATTTTTTAGTATGAAGAGTAACATCTTCTACTTGGTGTTCTGACATAATCTTTAACATAGATGGGGTAGCTTCTTTCATCGTACAATTGCACAACGTGTAGTGGTCTGTTTTTATATTTTTATGCGTATGGCCTTTACCATAGCATTTCTTACAATTACTTTTTGGGTGATTAGTTATCTCAAGTTGACCACAATCTAAGTTGTTAGTAAACTCTTCTTCAAGTTCATAAATCACTCCAGTAAATACACTAAAAAATATTCTCATACTATTTTCATTATCATTTGAACATCATAAAACTTTGAGTTCTTTTTTGGTTTAAAATTTCTTGCTTTAACAAATTTATAAGTATCGTTTTGAGTTAACGTACAAAGCCTATAATCAAAATTAACAAACGACTTTTTATTTTCTATTCCAAAGGGATAAGGTATCTCAAATGTTTTGATACCGCCTTTAGGTATTTCTAATTGAAATATAATAAAAAAATCTTTTACTGATAGATTAATAAGTTTGCCTTTCTTAATAATTTTTTCATTAATTACAAAATTAACATTATTAAGAAAAAAGTCTTTAAAATTATTTTCTATTTCATCTATAACTTTAACAATCATGTATTTTGAAAATTTAGTTTTTCTTGTGGTGTTAAAGTTTGTAGGTTTTCAGTAAAGTATTTCCAAAATTCCTCATTAGCAGGAATCGTTCTAATTAATTCTACACCATTAGTACAATTAATTTGTCTATAATTTTGCATGAATATATCCCAAACAATAATTAAATTTTTAATCGTTGGATCATAATCAGGTAAACGAGTGGTGGGCCTATAGTTTAGAGTTAACCTACCGTTCTCGCTATTCAAAAGAGTAAAACTATTTGTACACAACATACGACGAGTAGGTGGTGCACCGGTCTTAATAACACGTCTAACAAATTTTACTTCACAGACATTGTTTTTAAGAATGTTTATAAGTTGTCCTCTACTAACCTTCATTAGGCTTTACGATGCCGAAAATTCTAGCTTCGTTTAAGAATAACCCTTTCTTTACATTGCCGATACCATCAACGTCGAGATTATTAATAGGAATACCAAGATTGTTTGGAAACATAACATGATCACCAACATTGACATATTCACATTTAGTACCTTTAAGTAATACTTCTCCAATACGCCATGCTTTGGTATCAGCATTAATTGGAACATAAATACCGTTACGAATGATAGCTGTGCCATCTTCGTTAGAGTCAACGTAACGAACAAGTATAACATCTTCCATTAGGGTAGAAAGGGAATACCCCATCAAGGTAGAATCGAATCCTTGAGTGGGGTCTGATAAGTCGATTAGACTCTTTTTAGGAGCTAATAAGTCAATACTTTTTTCTGCCTGAGACATGTAAAGACTTATTAGCCTTACATATTATTTCAATGCTGATTTAATTTTAGTTACATCTATTTTACCTGAGTCAAGATATTGTTCTACTTCACGTCTAGATATTTCAAAACGTTTAGCAAGAAACTTTACTATCTCATCAAAGTTATTGATATCTTTTCTTTTCTCTTTTTTGATATAATGAATACGTCCAGGCGAACCTTTTGGTAATATTTTAATCAGATAATCATACCACTCTCTCTTCGTATCAAATACGTTATAATGCTTGTTAGTGGTCTCATTAATAATCTGAGCATACTCAGGAGAGTACATACTCAACCACCTACAAACAATATAAGGAAGGAACTGATCTTCATCCTCAACGTTATCCAAAAGGTTACCCTTCTTAGTAACAATTATATCATTTAGAATTTCAAAGATATTGAGCATTACAATTACTTAATAATAACTTTAGACGTAGCAACGAACATATCATCATTCAATTCATAGAATGCTTTGTTTACTTCACCACAGAAATTATTCACTTGCTCATCAGTAAAATTAGTACTAAATGCAAATGCAGGAGCCTTCTTACCAGCTACTACATTGATACCGGTATGACCAAGAGCTACACCGTCTTTAACATATGTAATACTAACACTTACTTTACCTTCTTGCTGAACAACACCGCCTTGAGTAAACTCTTTCTGTACCATGATATCATCACCATCCATATAGATAGGACAATTCAGGTATTCAGGCTTAGCTAGAATATTAGCAATACAAGTATTAAGCAATCTCTGATATGCTACTGCACCAAAAGGGTTATCTAGGATAGGAATTTCCCATAAAAAGTTAATTGAGTCATCACTCCAGATGAATTCTTGCTTATCAACATCTTCCTGATCGATCATTCCATCAGCAAGCACTTCCATAGGAGCTCTAAATGATACTAGATTACCAATAGGTAATACTTTATCTTTGAAAAACTTATATGCAAATCTGCTATGAAGAAGATTACCGTCATATTTTTCTACATTAAACATATAGTCATTATATCACTTCTGCAAAGAAGACCAACGTTTATGAGCGGCATTTATTATTTTTTTAGCATCTGATTTACCTAGCCATCCATGAATTTTTACTTCTTTGGCTTCTAAGTCTTTATAATGTGAGAAGAAATTAAATGTAGTTGAAACCCAATGCGGGTCAAGATCTTTTAGAGAACGATAATCCTTTACGTGAGAAACAGGTACTGTAATAATCTTATAATCTTTATCACCATTATCATCCATATCTAAAACAGCTATTGGATAAACTTCTACTAGAGTGCCAGTTTTGATAGGTACATTATTATAAACACAAACATCTAGAGGGTCATTATCTAAAGCTAAAGTTTGAGGGACAAATCCATACGAACAGGTGTATCTCATACTACTGTAAAGACATCTGCTAAGTTTAAAGATACCTAATTGTTCATCGTACTCATACTTGGCATTAGTATCCTTTTCAACTTCAATTATAGCATTTATCCTTAAAGGAGCATCTATACCTATTGGAATATCATTTACTAAATTCATTGTGTTGAAAAAGGGCGTTACTTTGATCATATTCAATACATTTATAATTTGGTAATAAATTAGCAACACCCTCTAAAGTTACTCTTTCCACTTCAACAAAAACTAAATTAAATTTATATTTGTTAAAATCTATACTTTCTAATATATTAAGTTCATAACCTTCTACATCTAGACTAAAAAAATCTATAAAATTTGGAATATTACTTTCTAATAATGCTTCATTTGCATTTTGTATTTTGTACGTTTTATTTATCCAATTTACATTTGGTATTGATTGAGTATCTCTTTCTAAAAATGTATCACCGGCTCGTAAAAACTTTTCCTCATTGTTTTTACCTAAACCAACTGCTTTAGTATAAATTTTATTTTTATCAGGAGCTAAAAGTTTAGCTTGTTCTACAAATAATGGAACTGGGTCAAAATAATACCCTTCCCAACCTATTTGCAAAAGTTCAATAGTATTAGATCCTATAATTGGCAATTCATTCCATTTTTTTTCCTTATATTTTTCTGGATATACACAAAAGTCATGACTTATAATATTACCTACCCCTATTTCTAAAAAAACACCAAGTTTATTATCAAAGTTTTTATTTAGGTAATATTTTAACCATTTGGATTGATGTATATGTGTAAATTTCATAAGTTTTTTTTTATTTTAAAAAAATTATATAAGATATGTTATTTATTAAATTCATTAAAATAAATGTCTAAGAATTTTTTAGTTTCATCTGGTATTAAATCACTGTTAATAGTACAACAATTTAACACCCATGATAAAGTATTTCTATAACCTATAATTTCTTTTTCTAAATTAGTAATTAAATCTTGCTCATTCCTATTTTGATAAACTGATGCTTTATCAAATATAACTTGATTAGGTTTTATTTTGGTTTGAAGATAATAACCACCCCAAATATCATCCATTCTTCCTACATGAGGCCATACAGCATAATGAGGTATAACATCTCTGGATAAAAATGTATTTTGAGAATTAAAAGGGTGGATATTTTCGCTAGTAAAGGGGAACAATCCTTTTTCAGAATTAAAATCACAATAAGGCTTTACTGTTAGTCTTGCCATTGCGTCAATATCAGGATCACCATTCCAAAAATCAGCTTGCACTTTAACCTCTACTTCTTTATCTTGAAGTAATTGAGCTTTTTTTCTTTCAGGTACATAATCTAAAGGGAAACCTCTATGCCAAATTTTATCATGATAAGATGTAGGTGAAATAGGATCAAAGACATATGTATTACCTCTATAATGGTTAACATTTATTTTTGTATTAACCTTTATATCAGACCCCCAGTCATCATATGGTATATTATCATCATCAATAGTGGCAATAATTTTGTTGTTACTTTCTTTATATGCTTCAACAAACCCAATATTTCTTCTTTGAATAGATCTCCACCCTATACTATCACTAAGTTCTTTATATTTCTTTTCCTGGTAGTCGGGGTGAAGGTAAGACACACCAGCCATATCTTCGTAAAGCTTATGAGGCGTTTTGGTATCCCCTACTACATAAAATGTCCAATCATTATTGAGAGCTAATTTAGCATACCTTTTAGTTGCTTCAGTAGGCTCGTTAATAGTTGTTGTTACAATACTTAACATATAAAATCTAATATAAAATTTTTAACCGTGTAATTATTAATAGCTAAATCATAAGTCTTTTCTATCATGTCATAATAAGACTCGTAGTTGTTTAAAATTTCGTTTAAACGTTCTTTTAATTTACCTTCCTCAAAAGTAACAAAATGTTCATCCTTTACAAACCAAGGGTCCATATAGTTACTAAATTTTTCGCAACATAATATTAAACTCTTATTAAATGCTGCTTCAAATGATCTGCTCTTCAACTGAGCATAAGCTCGGGTGGAGTTATGAGTTACAGTTACCCTGGACTCGCTTATCAACTGCAATTTTTGTTTATATGTAACATTTGTATGTGTACCTCTAGAAAAAGAAGCTAACACATACTTACCGTAACTCATACCTCCTAAAGTGTTAAAGATTTCCGGTACAGGGGATGTACCATTATGATTACCGGTGTAACAAGCATCATAAATTTTTTCAGATGGAGCTAGAATCTTTTCTGGTAAATATTTTTCGTTCAAAGGAAAGTAAACATACTTTCTATTAGGTTTCTTTTCAGCAGCAGTTTTACTAATAGTAAGCATCTCATCACAATAAGGTGCAATAAGAGTTTCCGTACCATCTAAATCATCATATACCTCTTCAAAATGACAGCAAATCTTTTTACCGGTAACATTTGAATTTTTCATTGCGTCCCAATCACATCCAATGTAAACGTGAATGTCATCAGAAACCAAATCCTTATATTGTTCAAAATCCCAATATCTTAAAGGGTCTTCCCAATAATTTTTATTTAAATTGTTATGTACTATCATAATGGGTATACTATTACATATCCTTGATCTCTATAAACCTTTCTAAAGTCATGTGTCTTACCAAAAGTTTCATATAACATTGAAAGGTCTTTTCCATCTGGGTTAATATCATTTAAAGTTATGTTATGACCGTGAGCTTTACAATGTTCATCAAACGAAGGTCTCTTTTTGTCACTCCCTTCTTTTATTGATTCATAAACCCATAAATCATCACAAATTAAAACATCCTTATACTTACCTAATCTTTTTGATATTAGATTAATTTCATCTTCTAAAGGTAAATTTAAATTGAAATCTAATTTTTTAATTTCGTCATATGATTTTAATTCAGCATCTGCTCCAGGAAAATGAGCATCTAACCAAAATAAAATATTACTATCAATAGTAGGTAAAATTTCTTCTAATACAGAGGTTGAGTGACCGGTAATTATTTCTACTCTCGATTCATTTCTGAATCTATGTCTAGCTTTTTCTGCTACTGTTGGTTCTATTTCTATAGATATGATTCTATCAAAGTCATATCTTAACGCTTGAACAATTCCATCTCCATATAAAGTACCGGTTTCAATAAACACAGATGCTTTATTAAGTTGTGTTAGTTCATTTAAATTAAAAATTCTTAAATTACCCATCTTACCATTCAGTTAATTCCCATTTTACGTTTTTAGGAATATGTTTTATTACATTAAAATTGGCAGGATTAAACCTACTATATAATTTAAATTTGGATGCTTTAAGGTCAAGTTTTTCCATCAAATACATAAACGAAGTATCAACCATATAAATTTCGGATGCATTTTCTAAAACTTTACACCAATCAAATAAGTTGTAGTTGGGTAATACTTTTATATCAATAATTTTTTTATTAGTTTCAATATTAATTTGTCTTGCGGAATATTGAGGAGGAGAACCTACATTACAACTTCTTAAAATATATTCTTCATTATTAGGATTTAACTCATTATATAATTTTTCTTCTCTTTCATAATTTCTAAAGAAATCAAAATAATCTAATGCATCACTAGAATCTATATTTGCTAAATCATACTTAGCTTGCATTGTGTTGTTATCGTATTGAGGTTTACCTATATCAGCATCTCTTAAATTTAAAATTTGCTTTTTATCATCTTGATCAACAAAATCATTAAATGAAGTAAATTTAAGTTTTGGAATTTTAATATAATCTTTTATATAAGAGAACTCGTCTACTACAGGCCATTCAATTGTTTTAACACTTTTATCATAGAAAGATATATAGTAGGCTATTTTTAAGCAATAAAAAATATCACCTATACCAGCTGGTTGAAATATGATTACAGTTTCCATGAAAAACTATATTCCTTTACTTGTTCATAAGACATAGCTCTCATTTCTTCTAAAACTTGTCTATTTGTTTCCATATACTTACACATTGCAGTACCTCTTTTTGCTCCTTCATGAACCATATGAAAGATAGGAGAACCATCCTCAATAAATTTTACAGGGTTTCCAAACTTAGCAAATCTTTCACGAGTTTCATCATCTTCAAAACCCCAACCTTTGAATTTAGGGTTAAATCCATTCATTGAAATAAATGTGTTTTTATTACCAGCTAACCCACCACCAGGGCCACCCATGTTATTACGTCTAAAAAGATTATTTTCATAAACATGGAAATTTTGATACTCATTCAAATAGGTATTATAGTCTAAAGTTTCTTTAAACTTATCTATTAACGGTACTTTTACATCAATAAAATTAGGACCAGAAGGAATAAGAATCTTATTTTCGTTATTAATAAGATCATAAGCTTTAACTATATCTTGTGGGTTAAAAATAGTATCTACATCATTAAAGAAAATAGTATCATATGAAGCATATTTTAAACCAAAGTTATATGCAGTCATTTTATTCCAATACTCTGTATCTTCTAATAATCTATGATGAAATATATTTTCATTACGGAAGATAGGTAAAGGTTTAAGATTATCTCTTTGCTCTTTATCTATATATTGCTGAAGTACTAAGATTTCTAAATCAGTATAATTTTTTAAAAGATAATGAAGTAGAATATTTAAATTACGTTCTCTATCGTCATGATCTTTTTGATAAAAAATACAGAATGTAGATTTGATAGAGATCATACCTTTATAATAGTCCAATTATCATCAAGTAAATCTTTATACTCTGGGCCTTTTGGTCCAAACCAAGGTACCGGGGCAATTACTTTTTCTTTCTTTTTACCAAGATAACTTGACCATGCAGCAAAAGTACTATTACCCATAATAATAGAATCACAGCAACTTAACGTATAGAAATCTTCTAATTCACTTTCACCGTTTACATAGATATTATTTTCATCAAACTTAAACTCTTTTGATACGGTTGCAAAGTCATCAGTTGCATATATGAAAACGTGATCTTTAAACATGTTTTTAGCTTTATCGTAAAAGCTTTTAGGAATGGAAGGGTGTATATCAGGGTTGTGAGTATAATCACCTCTCCTAACGTGAACACCTACAACCTTTTTACCTGTTTTTTCTCTTAACTGATTAATTTTGTTTTCTATAGGAGAATATTTTTCTTCATCAAAACAAAACCAATCATTAAGCTCATCTCTATACTTTGCAAAGTATTTGGGAGACTGATAATAACCTTCGTAAACAATGTTTTCATCTGTTTTTTCTATTTCGTTATATGTAAATTGTGGTTCTTGTGAAAGTTTAAATTCATCAGTTATTTTACCGGTTTTAAAATTCTTATAAAAGTTATCTTTATACATTACCGGGTGTTTACCTTGACCGCACCCAAATCTTGCACTATAATCAATAAAGAACTCTTCATCATTATCTTTACAATAAGAATTAATTGCAGCTATTTGATAAAGCTGATTACCTAAACCTCCTTTTAATAAAATAGTTTTCATTCAAATAAAAATTTATAATTTTCGAATATCCAATCTTCTGGTACTCTAAACTGTTCTACTTTGCTATAATTTTCTTCAACAGCAGAAAGACGCATATTGTAATCATCTTCTGACATATTACTTAAAACAAGATCAATATCATTTAATGAGTTAAAATAAATGATACCATTTTTGTTGAAAAATTTATTAACTGAATCTTTATCACCATAATAGATAGGTATGGTTTTTGTAGCAAAACAATCTAATAATTTTTCAGTCCAATAACCAGGTAAGATAGCATTTTCAATTGTAACTGAATACCTGTAATCATTAAGACCGTCTTCTTTATTCTCAAGTCTATTGAGAACATATTCACCAAAACAATCCATTTGTTCACCATTGTAATCAATTACTTGATGACGTAAACGGTGACCTTCAGTCATTGCTTTTTCTGAAGCAAAGATACTGCACATTTTTGTTTTAGGTTTATCTACATAATTTTTAATCCAACATCTACCATGAGGGTAGTAAAGATAATTTTCACCTCTATCAATAAGATTTTGATCAAAAGTTAAAACAAAATCAAATAGTTTATTATTTTTTTCAATCCATGCATATGAATGAGGATGGATGCTTCTTGGTTCTAATATCCAAGCTACTTTTCTCTTAACACCAGAAGCTTTCTTTACGTCTTCAAGACACATATCAGTAATAAAACAAACGTCACTGACAGGTACATTGTCTCTGACCCATTCGATATATTTACTTGGGGTATTAGCACAAGATGATATATCATGACCAAAATTTCTATCTCTAATATTGATCTTCATTACATTTTCCAAGTGTTGCTATATAGATAAAGAAGTTTACTGTCTATCTTTTCTACAAAGTTACATAAATTGTTATTCTGTTTATAATATGGGTTAGTTTCTCTTTCAGCACTCTCATGATTAATATGAAACAGAGGCTTAAAGTCTCCCGTAAGTCTACATACCGTATAACCCATTTTATTAAAACGAGCTAAAGTTTCGTTATCCTCATATCCCCAACCTAAGAAGTTAGGGTTAAAACCATTACAGTTAAAAATATTTCTTTTCTTAGTAACAAACCCACCTCCAGGTGTACTTGTATGTCCTATATGAATTTTATCGTTTTGAAAATTAATTTGATTGTAATGATTAGGGTCTATTTGATCGCAAAGATAACCGTAATCTAAATTATCGATAAATTTATCTCTTACCTCTTCTTTTACACAAACAAAATGACCGTCGTTAGGTAAAATAATTTTCTTATTATCTTTAGTTAAAATATCTAAAGTTTCATTTATATGTTCAGGTCCAAAAATTACATCTACATCATTAAAGATAAGATTTTCATAAAATGAATCTTTAACCCCTTCATTATAACCTTTCATTTTATTCCATGTATCTTGTAGATCAGGGAGTACTATATGTTTAAGGTTTTCATAAGAAGAGAAGTCTATACTACTTTCTAAATGTTTTTGTTCAGAAACTATAAACTCGAAATTTTCGTAATGTTTGTAGTAAAAGTTTAAAAGAGTTTTTAAATTTAACTCCCTATCTTCACTATCTTTACGATAGAAAACAATTACAGATGCATTTAAGTTAGTCATCAGTCAAACAAATCAGTAAAGAAACCTTTTCTTGGAATATCTTCTTTGTTCTTATCTGCTCTATCTTTTGCAACTTTTAGTTCTCTTTCAGTAAACAAAAGACAAAATTCATCATTAGATTGATTTTCAACCCAAATAGCAAGATATTCGGGATTAGCACCGAATTTTCTTTCTTTGTTATCTACCCTGATAATTTTACCTGCTTTAACTTTGGTCATTAATGTATTTTAGATTAAATACTTAAAATGTCCACAGGAAACGACAATTTCATTACGTTAGATAACATAGCGGAAATACAAGATATAGTCAATGGTGATTATATGTTTACTATTTCAAATGGAGTTATCTATAAATTAGATTTTCAAAATTTTATTATTAGTAAAGAAAATACCGATTTCTTTACGACAATAGATACATTATCTGCCCAGGTTGTAACTAATACCCAATCATTGTGTTCTATTAATGCATATATTAACGATACAGTTAAACCTAATTTTGGTAAATTAGATTCAATTTATAATACTATAAACTCATTAAGTGGTAATTGGGAATCAACATACACTACAATTAACTCTTTAAGTACTCAAGCATTCTTACCTATAAGTACCGATTCTAATAATATTCAAGCAGGTAGTATGGTATATTATGATGGTAGTAATTCAAGTTTTGTTACATTAGTGCCTGGTGGGATAGGAGAAATTTTAAATATACAAAGTAATGGTTTACCAGGGTTCTTAGATGTAGCAGAATCAAATATAGGTGCTACTGTATTAACTACAGGTAGACAAGAAATAACTCCAAATTTTACAGCCGGTGGAGAATATAATGTTACAGAAACATTTACCGTATTTTCATCTGATTCAAAATCTTATAAAAATGTAAGAATAGCAACTAACGTAAATATAGTAGAAAATATATTTAGAAGTCAAATAGCAGGTAGGAGTGAAAAAAGAATAAGAACACAAGAAGTTACTTTAAGTGTTAATGGGACAAATATACCAACAACGAATGGGGTTGGGGTAATAGAATTATTAAACCCAAGTGAATCTATATTTATTACTTTTAAAAGTAGAGGTATAAGATCTAACTACAAATCCCTTCAATTTAATTTAAATTACAGTATTACTGGATTTGAACAAGTAAATAGTTAACGTCTATTCTTAGTGTTTTGAATTTGGCGCATCAGTTCTTCTGCTTGCGCCTTTTCTTTGTTCATTTCACGTTGTTGATCACGAAGGATTTGTTCCATATCAAGAACCTCTTCACCTAAGATAGAGCTGCTGTTTTCACCTAACAAATCCCCTTCAGCATCAATGTATTGTCTCATCATATGTAAACGCTGTTCACGGTTACCGAATACTTCTACAATAGCAGGACACTCTTCATTAGGTAGAAAAGGTGAAGCTTTTTGACCTTCTAAATATTGTCGTTCAATACCTTTGAAAATATTATCAATTTCGGTAATAAACTCTTCATCAGTATCTCTTAAATCATCTTCGACAATTTTTATAGGTGCAGCTTTAGTAATAGGTATAAAAAAGATTACATCTAAAAATCTTAAACTCTCTCTTACCACAGGTATGCATTTCTTTATAAAATTGCTATCAAGGTCGCTATTATCTTTTTCATGAGCCCAAAGAGAATATACCATATTATCAAGAGGGCAACGATCAAAAATAACTTTATCGCCCTTTGAATATTGTTGAAGCGTATCGACCATAAAATTAAGGATGTCCCACTGCGTATCCTTCGTCGTCTCTTTGCTGTGGGGTAGGTTGTTTTCTGTAAGGTAGTCACGATATGTTTTTGCAGGAGTGGTGTACATATTCCACTCCTGCAAAAAGTCTTTTATTAATGTTGATTTGCCTTGACAAGCGGTACCTGAAATTGCTATACGCATATTAAAACTTATTCAGATACCGCTATAGTCAATTAGTGCATCTTCCTTGCATAATTATATGCAACATTGTAAAGAAGATTCCAACGTTCCTTATCTTGGTTGTTAAAAAGATAATGAGCCCAACGGCCTTCATTATGACCTCTCGTCTTAAGACTTTCTCTATACATTTCGATCAACCAATCTTTAACCTGTTTACCTGATGGTAAAGTAAGGTGCCTATAGATATTTGCTTTAGGTGTACCTAAAAACCCACCGGTGAACTTTTTATTACAATATTTAACCAGTGCTACTGCCGCTTCTTTATATGTGTTATTTTCTTTCATATTCTTAAATTATATATTTTAGCCTTAAAACGTCAAACAGGAAATTCTTTTCTATCGTCTAAATCTTCTCTCTTACCTTCAAATTGCATCATAGACATAATATTCCAAGCTGCAGCTGCAAGATGGTCTTCACTAGTATCACCAGCCCAGAACTGCATCATATGTCTCTGAGCACTATCATACAATACTGAGAACGGTTGACCCTTTAGCCAATTATTCTCTCCATAAGTTTCAGCACCGTCTAGATATCTTTTCATGACTCTATTCATTGCTGTGTGAGGCATTAAGCTCATTCGAAGTTTACCCTTACGATCATCACGTTGGGCTCCTGTTGAAAACTGCGTATTGTTATCTGATTGTTTGTTCATTTCCATTCAAGGGCTTCTGCTACAGTCGGAAACTGCTCATTGAATATATTTTTAATACTCTCCGCAATAAGTCGATGTTCTTTTTGAGTATCTTCTTTTGTTCTGAGATCAATATAATGAACCCATGATCTTACTGAACCTTTCATATAAAGACATGATTGAGCTGCAAGAGGTAGAACTAAACGAGCCTGCTCTCTTGCAACTCCTTCTTTTATCAACTTCTCATACGTTTGTACAGCGTGATCAATTGCATATTGTACGACATTATTGATTACTGGTTCGTCAATTACTTGCTCACTACTCTGTCTGTTTGTCTCCGCTTGTTTCCTCAGTTCAATAGGTTCTATTTCAGTAACTGAGCTATATCGTTGAGAGAACTCTTGGAAGGAAAAACTACGATGTCTAAGAATTTGAGCTGCTATTGCTCTACTAGTCTTAATCTCAACACACATATCGACCATTTCAAATGGAGACCAATGTTTATGTTTGATTAGATACTTTAACAAACGCGGAGCAGTCTCCATATTCATTTGATTAGATGGATTGGAAACTCGAGCACAATAAGCAATAAGCTCTTCTGAATTTAAAGATCTCCTACTCCAACGTTCAGATTTGTTTTGGTTATCTTCAGTAAAAATTTTAGGATCAGTAACAGAAATAAGATTAACTTCCATATTTTCTATTATATGGAAGTATCTTTTAAAATCAATTAGGATTAGGTAATACTTTAGCTTTTATTAATGCATTAATAACATTAGGGTTATTAATACTACCGTATGCATTCTTATAAGCCATTTTTACGGGTACACCTTTACGTATTCCACTAACAACATCGTCAACTAATAAATTAGCTAAATGTGCTGCAGAGGTAATATTTCTATTTCTGTTAACAATATGATAAGGGAATCCTAAATTATCTTGAGCCGTTTTATCAAAATTTACAAATTTACCTAATGGTTTACTATATGTTATACCTAATGCATCAGCAACTTGTTGGTTAAGATTATGATCTTTGTCTTTTGGGTATATATATTTTTGTCTATAATCACTTATTACTTTTTGTTGGTCAGCAAGAGTTAATGCTTTACCGGTTTTTAAATCTTTATCTAAATTCAATCTACCGCCTGTACCCAACACTTTTTTATCTATTGCCCCGTACGGGTCCCCTGCTCCGGTTCGGGCCCAATTTTCAGCTTTCTTTGCTGCAGAAGCAGTTTTACCTAACAAACCTTGACTACTAAATGGATCAATAGCTTTAAGTCCTAATTTAGCAGCATTATATCCACCTTTAGCTCCTAATTTTATCCCACCTCCTAAAGCTTTACCCCCTAATTTAGCAGCCCCTGCACCCATTTTATAAACATCTTTAAAACCTCGACCTATATCTCTTCCTGCTCTCTTAGCACCTTCCCATTCATTTTTTGCAAATTTTTTACCGGCTCTTTTTAAATCGTCCCATCCTGTATGTTGATAGTTAGGTATTGCGCACTTAGTGTTAGGTGTCGTGGAGGTAGGTGTTGTAGCGGTAGGTGTTGGTCTAGGGGTAGGTGGATATGTATTTGAACCACCATGACGACATGATATTTCATTTACAGTACCGTATTGCTCAAATATTTTGTGCGTATCTTTATCCACGTAATTATTTAATCTTAATCACTGATAAAAATAGTATTACAATGATTCCAGTGAACAATTTTAAAGAAGTTATTAATCCATTCTCCTCTTTCTGGACCGTTCATAAGATAATAAGCATGTTCCCATACATCGCAACCTAATATAGGTTTACCAGCATTGCTCATAAGAGGATTATCTTGATTAGGCGTATGTACTACTTCCAACCTATTATCTTTTTTAACCAACCAAACCCACCCTGATCCAAACTGGGACTTGCCAGATTCAACGAACTCGTTCCTAAAGTTATTGAAGGAACCGAAAGTGCTTTTAATTGCTTTACCGAGCTCGGATTTACCTTCAAATGGAGTCCCTCCTGGATGCATGTATTTCCAGAAGAGTGAGTGATTGTAGTAACCACCAGCATTG